AAGCAAGAGGGCGTCTAACAGAAGCCGAGATGGCAACCATTAGATCCCTCAAAGGAACTCTCGAAATGTTTGAGAAGGATCCCTCCATCACAATGATTAAGATGAGAGAGATGCAGAACTTCTACAATACTGTCCGTGTATTAAAAGATGGGTTTGTAGAAAAGATAATTAATCTTCTCAAAGAGGGCACTAGACTAGACTAACCAATAAGTGATTAGTCAAGTTAGGATCTTTAGTGGCATTTCCTCTAGGCGTCCATCTGGTATATAACCGAGGCCAGAAATCAGTAGGAGGACCTGATAAGGTAGTATCACTCTGCTCCCATTGCTTTGAGTGGATTGGCATACCTATCTGATTATCTCTTAACATGTCTAGAGTTGATAGATCCTGTACCATGTAAGTTGGTCTGTTGATTGGGTTTATGTCATCACCATCAGTAACATTTGATAAAGTGATGATGTCGTTCATACCAACTATTATTCTATCTACAGGATCCCCTATTGCATATTCATAGTCGCGCAGTAAAGGGAATGCTTGATATGATAGGTTGGGGTCTATAGTTCTATATCTAACTGTTCCTGCGGGCAGGTAAGCGTAGTCAGGATCCACTTTGTGAACCATGTAAATGCCTTTACCATGTTCATCCTCGAAGGCACCATACCAAGTTCCCCAGCCATCTATTGCATCTTCATGCATGTTATAAACATGCCATACCCATATCTCAGTACCGTCTGAGTAAGTAAATGATGCAGAAGCACTTACATCTTCTCCATTACTGGCGCTTAGAGTCACATCTGTAGTACCCCAACCATCAGAAAGATTTCTCATTCTAAAGACAACCTGATGATTTCTGTTTCTACTTCTAACTCTTGTTGTTAGACTCACAAACTCACTATTGTTTGCTGCATCTGTACCAAGCAAAGGTTCGATTCTTAAAGAGGAACGCTGCCATCTTCTAGCTGCAAAGTTAACTCTATTGCCTCCACACCACGCATTATCAAAAGATTCTCTTATATAAGCTGGAGAACTTAAACAACCGTCATTGGGAACCATGAATACAAGATCATTACCCGTGACAGGATCAGTGACCTTAGTTGGGTTTGTTTGGCTAATAAAGTCGTGTAAATACTCACCTTCGTATCCAGGCGTCACTTGAGTTCCTCCGTGAACACAGATCGTAGGAACTGCTGTAAAGAATGGTAGATCCTGTTGAGTTCTTAATTCTAACCCACTAAGACCCATATCATTAGTATGGATAGATAAGTTTTGATCTGCATGAACAGCTTGAGGTATGGCGTACATATCTATACCATTTCCAGAAGCGCCTACCGAAACTTTAGTCTCATCAAAATCATACGATGAGAAAATAATACTATTTCTTTCGTAATCTAGGACTACACTACAGTCGCTAGATCCGCCACCAGAGTATTCAAAAGTGACCAGAGCGGAGTAATCTCCAGCGTTAATAGTGGTGACTCCTTGCCCAGGACCTGATAAAGCACCTGATAGATCACCCTCTAGTTTATAATAAAACTTTACAGGATCCTGTAGGGTCTGGTTGGCAGATAGATAAAACGATACTTGATCTCCTGTAGTGGTCACAGTTTGGGATGCTCCTGATACACATACTACAGGTGGATCCATACTAGGGTACAAGGTTATTTTAGCTTGATCCCTATCGTTATCTATATTTAAGTTCTTTGTAATATACCTCTGCTTGTTAGGATCATCAACATCTACAGGAAATATCGTTGAAGCTCTACTGATAACTAACAAAAGATCTCTTTGTACAAACCAAGAACTTTGATCTATAGGCATTACAGCAAAGGTCTTGTTAACCTCTCCCGTATTCCAAGTGACTATTCCATCTACATTAAAGCTTGCATTGAAATCAGCAGAGCAACTGTAGTGAACATTGTGTCCCGCAGTTCCACTAAAATCTACTTTACAAATTTCATCTCCTACTGCTGGCTGATTTAAACTGAGTGTCACTAAAACGCGATCAACATCATCTCTAACTTCTTTATTCCAGAAGTATGATGTGTTGTGATACGCAGCGGCTGTTCCAAAGAATTCATATCCATTGTATCTGGATAGAGGTTCAAATTTTACTGTTCTTGATTCGGCCATTATAGTTCCTCTCTTATTATCAAAATCACAGTGTAGTCATATCTAAGTAAGCCTCGGATGCGTCATCTCCAATCTTAAACTGAACATCAAACCAGTCTACATTGAAGACGAATGCATTTGCGGCTCCTGTTCCGTAATATGATCCGATGAAGGGAACCATTGAACCAGTAAGACTGTGACTGTAAGATGATCCTACTGCTGTTCCATTGATGTAGAACTGAACATCCCAGTTGGTTGAGACAGAGTTGTATTTAATATGAACTGCGAGTCTAAACCAAACATCCACATAATTACTCATAGGGTATGAAGCACCTAAATCAGTCACTGTAGGAGTTGAGCCACCACCTGAATCAAGTTGGGCGGTTTGAACATTAGTGTGTGCAATGTCGAAGTGCATATTAACATGATCTTCTGCATAAGTTTCATCGGCTGGTGGTGCTGTGTTATATGCAATTGCGTTGTTACCGTCCCAGTCAACAAATCCAATTGAGATTCCTCCTCCCGTTCCAGTCGAATCTGTAAGTTTAACTCGCGCCTCAAGAAGCATCTCATCTCCGTCAGCAGCATTAGCAGTTCGGAAGAGGTTTGGAATAGGCCAATATGTCCATCGGTCACCAGCACTGTTGAGAGTTCCTGCCACAGAGGAGCGAGTGTCATCATTGTAATCAATAACATCTACAACAACTCCATTTCCACCAGCAACCCAGAATGTGCCATCCTCTATATCTCGATTGTTTATAGAGTTTATAAAGCCTTCTCGGAAGTGATAAAGTGAACCTGATACTAATGGACTCTGAACCGAAGTTCCTCCTCCACCTCCTCCACCCCAGGTGCTTGAACTATTAAGAACAGTGTTGTAAGCAGAATCCCAATCTCTACAAGATTGTGGGAAATCTGCGTCAGTATATGTGGTGCTACCTTCCTTACGGAATTGATAACCCGTTGTGGCACTAAAAAGTAGATAGTTTCCTGCTTTGCTAACCAAGTTTCCAGAAGTTTCAATGCCATATCCAACTGAAGTGTCGCCTATAGTTCCTGTGTATGTGTCAGAAATAGTCTGTGTTTGTAAGTTTCTCGTTCCATCCACAAGAGCGTATTGTGTGTGATCATCATCAGACAATCCAGCTATCGACCCGTGATCAATACTAGCTACCGTGAAGTGCTTTGTTATATCGGCTATGTGGCTGTCTATTTGAGCGTGAGTGTTGGTTCCTATGTTGCTTAGAGCAGTGTGATCAGTAGTGTCATTATCAGTTGACCATGTAGACTCATTAGCTGCTATGTAAGAAGATAGTGATACGGTAGACCCTTCTACACTTGTAACGAGGCTGCTTAAGGCACTATTAGTAGATGATAGAACATATTGTGGATGGTCATTATCACCTAGACCAGCTATCGACCCGTGATCAATACTAGCTACCGTGAAGTGCTTTGTTATATCGGAAATGTGACTATCAATTTGAGCATGTGTGTTAGTTCCTATATTACTTAACGCAGTATGGTCTGTAGTATCATTATCAGTTGACCAAGTACCTTCATTAGCTGCTATGTAAGAAGATAGTGATACAGTCGATCCTTCAACACTTGTTACAAGACTACTTAATGCATTGTTAGTAGAAGAGAGAACATATTGAGGGTGATCATCATCTCCAAGACCTGTAAGTAATCCATGATCGGTTACGCCTGTTGCTGGAGTAGTATTAATCCAAGAACTGCCATCCCAGTTAAGACTTTGCCCAGTCGTAGGAGAACTAATAGAAGTATCAGTTAATCCAGATAACGCACCGCCTCCTCCTCCAGCCCAGCTAGATTCATTAGCAGCAATGTATCCTGATAGAGATACTGTGGATCCCTCTACGCTTGTTACAAGACTACTTAGTGCTTGGTTAGTAGAGGATAGCACATAATCTGTTCTTGGAACTATGCGTAAAAGGTCGGATATTGAAGGTTCATTACCGTCTACAAGATCAATTCTTGGTTGGAAGAATTGAACAACATCTCCTGTTCCTGCTGGGTTATTAAATTGGTAAGCCCTGATAGATTGTGCAACAGCAGAAGGGTCATCAAATACCAGATCAGATATAGCAAAGGAAATCTTTTCACCAGTAGATACTTTGTATATGCCTGTTTCCTGACGGGTACTGGGGCCTGTTTCAGTTTGATAAGCGTGTAGATAAGCAACAGCAAGATACCAGTCAGTGCTAGGCATCTGCCGATCACTTATGAAATATCTATTAGTAGCTCCTGTTCCTGATGCTGCTGGTGCCAATCTAATATCTACTCGATGATCACTAGTGGCCCCTTCTAGACTACTAAAAGCATAAGGTCCAAAGTATACGCTCCCACTAGCAGTATTTTCCTGCTTAATGAAACATGAGAATCTATATGTCGAGCTTGCATCCGCTGGGACTTTACCACTATTAAATCCTCCCTCTCCATTAGAAGCAACATCATCGTCAATAGCTTTCCAAATAATACTTTGATTTCCAAAAGGATCAGTATCAAACTCTCGAAGAGATGATGTGGCATTACTGTACCAACCAGTCGGAGCATTTTGATCACCACTTCCCTCTGTCCAAGGTTCAATGTAATGACCTACAAGTTCTTTGTTTACTTTACCGTCAATCTCAGCTTGTGTGCTGTTAGGAATATCATTGGTTCTACCAATAGATGTGACCTTGATTACACCATTGGACTCATGAGCCCTCATCACAATACCGACATTCTGAACCAGTTCATCTACTCCATTAGGTCTAGCATTTACCACCTTACCTGGAGTAGTTGGACTGACATATACAATAGTTCCCTCTGTAAACCCAGATGTGTTCAAACCATCAGCCTTACCAAAGGTGATTGCAATACCTTCTTCACCTACTGCTAAATCTTGAGATAGAATACCTAGAGCAGGCATTGCTGATGTCTGAGATGCATCTGCCAAAATGACATTTACAAGGTTCTGGTTGTGAGCACTCTCAATTGCAATCACATCACCTCTGCTCATTGGAGATGCATTTCCATTTCTAACACGCATCTCAGTCCTGTCATTATCAGCATTGATCCAGTTGGTGCCATCCCAGTTTAAATGCTGGTTAGCTGATAGATCAGTAAATGTTACATCTCCTAAACCAGATAAGGTGCTAACATCCGCATCTGCTGACCACATACCTTCATTAGCAGCTATGTAAGAAGATAAGGATACAGTGGACCCTTCAACGCTTGTTACAAGGCTGCTTAACGCACTGTTAGTAGAAGAGAGGACATACTGAGGGTGATCATTGTCCTCAAGACCAGTAAGTAAACCATGATCAACAGCACCCCCACCACCTATAGGAACAGCGTTCTGCCAGTCGTCTGTAGCAGAGAAATAAACTAAAGCTTGACCTTGTTCTGGTGAACTGATGTTAACATTAGTAAGACCTTCTAATGCATTAGCAACATTAGCCCAATAAACACCTAAAGCTGCACCAGCACTGGCAGTTAAAACTTGACCGTTAGATCCTTTACCAAGATCAGTATAAGATGATCCATCAGCTACGATGATGTTGCCTTTAGTATATGGAGTTATTGATAGATCCGTTTTCATTAGCGGATCTGTAATCCATCTATCCAAGAACGAACTATATCTTAAAACATCACCGTCAGAAGCAGCACTAGCATCTACATTAGCAAGATCATCTACATTGATAGGTCTTGGAACATAGGAGCTTACAGAGTCTTCGTAGATTAACATAAATCCCGCTGAAGGATCTATTATCGCTACATCAGCTAATGAAGACAGTGGAAGTCTTGATGGAACCCAATAATTACCATTCCATACAAGACTATCACCTGCCACAGGGTTTGAAGCTAAAGGTGCTCCGATAGCTACATCTAGAAGATTTGAAGAAAGAGTTAGGTTATTTATACCTATTAAATTAATTAATTGTCCTACGCTAGAGACCCCAGTCCCACCGTGCTCAATACCAAGAGTATCTCCTGATTGAAATTCTCCAATCGTAGGTATTCCAGATACTGTTAGTAGCCTTAAAGGTATTCTATCTGTCATGATATATTATATACCTTATAAGAATAAGGTATATCAATTACCTCTAGAGGATCTAGAATCTTTTAGATTGTTTGCCACCTGAACAACACCATATCTTACAGCATAGACTATTGTTCCAGCAGTATTATGTGATATCTTTACTTTACTAGTAAAGTCTGGAGAAGCTAGGGAAAGAATAACAACTCCTATATTTGCACTAGCTAATGATCCAACAATTCCTGAAGTATCATTAAGAGTTATTGTGGCTGCTGTTGGCATATCAGCGTATGCTTTAGCAGTTGAGATATCAGGAACCACCATGAACATGGTACCACTAGCGTTTCCACTAACAGGCTCAACTGCAATGTAGTTACATTCTAGTGCTACTCCAGATGAATCATGTAAAGTAACCTCTACAGCACCTGTGCCTGTAATGCTAACATACTTACTAAAAGGTCTATAAGTTTCTCTCATCATTCATCTCCTAGGTCAGGTCCTGAGATTAAGTCTTCTAGGTCAGATAAACTCTTCATAAGATCGGAGGTATTACCGATTGAAGACTCATCTTCCTTTAGCTTCTTCTTCTCGCCTTTTTCTTCTTCCTCACTCTCATCTTCCTCTTCTTCATCATCCTCTTTTTCATCTTCCTTTTTAACCTTCTCGTCTTTTTCAAGAACTAAGGTATCAAGAATAAAGGAAACGAAGTCCTCCTCGCTTTCGATAGACTCATTAAGAGAGAAATCAGATCTTACAGAGTTCTCCTCGTAGATGTCAGCAAGGCCAGACTCCGAGAAGAGATACTTAAGACCTTCATTAACATCAATGGCTTCTACACCATTCTTACCCTTTAGCATCTCAGACATGTTAAAGAGGCACTCCTTAATAACACTACCTCTAGGAGCCAGCTTGGAAAGGCTTTCAAAGATAAGTGATTGAGTGTTAAGAAGAGTCTTAAAGGTTGGAATCTCCTTGACATTGTTAAGGTTGATACCGTACTTCTCCTGAAGTAAGTTTGAAACAAGAGCCTTAAGAGGCTTCTTCATTTCAAATAGTTTACCTGTGAACTCCTTGAGATCACCTTTGGTGTAGTGTACATTCTCATGAAGAGTATCAAGGTTGTTCTTGATTGTGTTAGATAGTTGCTTCTTAGAGATGAGAGCAATGTAAGGAATGTCAACAAAGCACTCTACAAGAGCCTTTTTAATCTCAGCAGTATCCTCTTCAAATATTTTAAGAGATAAATCAGATACTTTAGGCTCAGTAACCCAAACAGTATCAAAGGATTTCTTTGATTCTAGTATCTCTCTCTTCAAAAGCTCCTGAGAGCAGATCATCTCGTAGATGTCTCTTGATTCCTTGATTGGGAAACTAAGAGAAGTTCCTTCCTCGATCTTCTCAAGGTCAACTCTTGGAATATTAAAAGCATTCGATACAGTGTTTGAAAGCTTAATGGCATTTCTAATCTCCTGTATTCCCTGGATCTTCTCTTTGTTGTCCTTTATGAATTGAGAAATGTTTTCTGAAAGTTCAAGGAATCTTCCAAACTCTTGAGTCTCAAGAATATTGAAAGTCTTGTTGAACTGCTCAGACTTCTCACGAAGCTTACCAACAGTTTCGTTGAACTTTACTTTTTGAGTCCAAGAGTCGATGATATCATCAAAGATGCTACCAGCCTCGACTAACTCGTCGGAGTAAACACTCTCTACAAAGCAAGAAATTTGATTCCGTGAGGCAGAATCAAATTTATCCTTGTCTGAGAAGATCTCGCCACTTTCAACGACGATATTATCAAAAAGAATCTCGTCTGTAAAATAGTAGTTGCCCTCTATGACTAAACCACTCTCTGTTACGAAAGTGGCTAGGTTTTCAGAGTCATCCACCGAGAATAGACTAACATTCTCTCTAATTGAGTAACCTAAATTGTCAGCTAACATGTTTAGGTTTGTGACTTTCTTATTTCTTTGATCAAAGAATTTTTTCATGACTTTTTAAGTAAATTCTCTATTTATATAGCTTGGTTAATCTTTTCAGATTTTATTATTTAGTTTTATTTCTTAGAATTCTAGATATAGCCTTGTATTTTGGTGAACTAGGACCTTCTTCCATTAAATATCGGTTTTTGAGTCTTTCTAGTTCTTCATTTTTACTTTTAGCTGCTTGTTGAGCTTGTTGTTGGTCTAATTGAGCCTGTTGGGCCTGCTGTTGCATGTTTGCATTGGTTTCAATATCGGTTTCAGCCTGAGTTTGAGCTAATTCTTCTTGATTAGACTGTTCTTGCTCTGCTTGAAGATCCTTTTTAAGCATTTCAATCTCAGTATCGGTCATATCATAGAATTCTTTGTAGATATAATCCTGTGGGAACAGCCCAGTCCCGATTACAGCCTGCACAACGCGAGCTTTTGTCTCATCAATCTGCAATTTGCGTGTAATGAAGACATCAGAAGGGTCAGGAAGCCTAATTTTTACATCATTTATGATTGTTTGAGGGTATCCTAACATAGATAAGTGCTTTTTGGCTATCTCAGTGAAGCCAACAGCTACCGATTCTTGCACTCTCTTGATGACGCGAGCAAATTTTACATCAAGTTGGCTCAAGTTAGCCTTTCTCTCAGGAGATTTGTCGAATTCAACGATGTAATCCTTTGGAATTTTAAGGGTTGCGAGTAATTTATCGCGGAAATACTTGACATCATCAACCTCACCAAGGTTTTGAGCGCCTGGAAGAGTATCAATCTTAGTTCCTTGGTTGCCTCTAACAGGTACAAAGAAGTCTTCATCGACTGCAAGAGGGTTGTAACGACCATCAACCTTGTTTTGGTTATGGAATTTCTCCTTCTTGAACCGAGTTTTCATTGTCTCAATGAAGTGTTCAGCCTTTGAAGCAGGAAGATTACCTACATCGACATAAAAAATGCGTCTCTCAGGTGCTCTGGAAAGGCGATAAACAAGCATTGCGTCTTCCATCAGCTTCAGGGAACGATAAACACGGATAGCACCAGCAAGAATAGACTTACCATAAGGGTAATACTTAGGATCAGAGGTGTGAAGTCTAAAGTGAACGATCTGGTTTCTATCTAGTTCGATGTATTGAGACTTACCCTGGTACATGTAACCAGGGGCAGAGTTCTTTTCAGGGATCTCTTGAAGGAAGGTTTGTAGTCTACCGAACTTATCTTCCAACCTAATGATAAAATAAGGGTTTAGGATCTTGATCTTGTGAATGCCTGCTGCCATATCAAGAGCATTGGCTACAACCTCAACAAAGGCATCACCAAACTTGCAAGAGTTTCTAAAGATATCCCAGTAGTATTGGTCTAGCTTAACTTTTTTGAATAGATCTTCAACCTCTTCTATAGCATCAATACTATCTGAATCAACGATCCATAATTTATTTCTAGTGTCTTTTTGAGTACAGTCATCAGCGTAAATATCAAGAGCAGCAGTGATCTCAGGATAATCATCCATTTTCTCATACTCGTCATACCTCCGCTTTCTGTTCATCTCAGCCTCTACAATGAAAGGCTGATTTCTACTGTAAGACATTAAAGGCTGACGAGGATCTTCGATACCCGCAGGGTTAAGGATAACATCACCCTCAAACCTTCTAGGATCTCCGCTCATTAAAAGCTTATTCTGAGCCTTTGTAGCAAAGAAGGTAGAGAACACACGGGACATATATCCTGTGCTATACATGTTCTGAACACCTCCATCGGCAAGAGGTGTCCAAGAGGTCATGCCTGGACCAGCGTTCTCGTTTATTTGATTACCCATGTTATGTCTTCCTCTTTCTGACCACCTGTAGTCATGATTCTAAATTGCTTTAATGGCATGGGAGGCATCTTATCTTTAGAAGGATTAAATTTAACTATCTCAGGGTTATCTTCTCGATACCTTCTTCCACCATAAATAGATAGTGCTAAACTCATCACAAGGTCATCATTTTGTCCAGTATCTGCTTTAACCTTTCCGTTCTGGCTTATAATGAAGGTATTAAGCTCCATAACAGTTCTCTTGGAATTAATTTTAACCTCGCTCATCCTAATAGCTTCTTCCATCTCGACTAGGATAGTATCACGATTCTTAGCTGTTATCTGCAATCCCATCTGCTGTTTCTCGTCAAACCAGACATTCTCATACTCAAGCTGATCGAATAAGTAATCAAGTAAATTATTACCTATGGTGTTTCTCTCAACAAGAACCGGACATAAATTATAATAGTTGCCCTCATCGAAACATATCCTAGCAAACTCGTTTATGGGTGTAGTATTTGAGTAGAACTCAGCCACCTGCTCACCTGAATAAAGATCAATAATTTGGAAAGCAGAATAATCACGCCCACGACCCAATGCCACATCGACCGCCATAAAGTATGTCGAGTTAGGGTCTGGATCTTTCCACACATACATTCGGTTATTGTACTTGCGATAGAAGTTATCATTTATGTTCTCCGTAAGTGCCTGTAATATCTGACCCTCAATAAAGGTATCACCTGTACCAAGGAATTCACATTCGTATTCCTGTAACCATTTCTTGTGGCTAATGTTAGCGCGTGTAGTAGGTTCCCACTCATCTATATCCATAGGAGGGTCACGCTGTTCCATCTCCTTATAGAGCCACTCAAAGCCTTCTACACGATTGTACTCAGGATGGTCCTGCCATCCTATCTGGATTGGGTTAAATGCGTTAGCGCCGTCCACAGCGCGTGTCCATGTATCGTAATACCAGTTACCAATACCGTTAACAGTAGATAACACAAAAGCCCGACCACCAGTAGAGATGATAGGATAAACAGCAGCCCAAATTGTATCAATGTGTT